TTGCATCTGTGGGACGCTTTTTAACATCGTTGCCATTGCCATTTATTTCTGGTGAAGCTCCACGAATGACAGAGGCTTGGGCGCGTGTACAACTGCTTACTAACGAATTGGTTAACGCGCTCAGGAAAAATCCGAGATATGCCGAAGGCGAACGAGAGGATATAGCGAAAATAGTCTCTTTGACCCCGGGGTTTCTCTCTACTGGATCAGCTTACAAACAAAAGATTATTGGCATAGCCATCGAATTGGAAGATAGGTTGGAAGACGACAGAGTAACAGCGGCCGATACGGGCGCCACTGCAAAGGCGCGCAGAGCAGCAACGGAGAGAGTCGGTATCATTGAGGACTTCCTTGAGAGCCTTTTGCCAGAACGATTTGGAACGAATTTGGGTGAAGACCAAGCCAAACTAGCCTATCAATACGTACAAAATAACCCAGATAAACCTTTTCTATATGAGGAGAGTCTAGATGACTGGGTAGTTAGGCGTTCTAAGATGGAGACAGAATAGATGCCTGAACCTAAGGAACTTTTGGGGTGGAGTGAGGAAGAACTCGAAGCTGGTTTGCGTGTGGAAATAAATCCCCCAGTGGGGGAATCGCTAGAAGAACCACGTCATGGGCAACAGACTCCCGATCCAAGTGTTAATTATGAACAAGAATTATTCGCCAGGACGGAGCGGGTCGATGCCCCCACTGACCCGGCAGGACCACATGAGCTTTTAGAACAGCGTCAAGCAGATATATGGAAGGAATTGCTCTATGACCGGACAATAGCTGACCAACAACCCGACCCACCTCTTAGTGAGAAGGTCACGACGACTGCACAAGGCGTGATTTCAGGCGTTCTGGAGACAGGCCCCCCAGTTGCTGGTGCGATAGCGGGAGCCAAGATTGGCCTTGCTCTTGGCGCGCTGACGGGGCCATTGGCGCCGGCCGCCGTGCCAATTTTGGGAATTGGTGGTGGGGTGGTGGGTTGGACGGCTGGCGTGATGGCTGGGGAACAACTCCAGTATGGAGCGTCCCAAGTGACCATTCCATTCGCGGAAAGTCCCTTGACTTTTAGGAACATGGAAGAGGTGCCAATAGCGTTGCGCCCCTATGCCTATGGTGGAGAGATGTTCGGCGCGTCCTTGCCTGTCACTGGGGCGCTATTTCGTGCTTCGGCTGCTGGCGTCCAGTTCGCCAGTAATTTGGCTGGCAGATGGTTAAATGGTGTCATTGAATCGGCTAGACGCGCGCCAATGAGGTTCTTTGCTTTAGAGCAAAGCCTTGCGGGGAGTGCCGGCACTGGAACCGGATATGGAGAAGCAGTCTTTCCAGGCGAGCCCGTCGCTCACATTAGTGGCGCGGTAATTGGTGGGGTTGTCAACCCAGTGCGTCTTTTTTCAGTAATGACTTCTGGTGCCATACGCTACGTTGGTAAAACTCTTCGGGCGGTGGCCCCAATGGGGGGTGCCTTCCTGTCCCCAGTTGTTCCAGGTATCGTGCCTTGGATAGAACGAGCGAGCGCGCGCCAGGCCGTTCGTGCGCTCATAGAAATCATCGAGAAGCGTGGGGAAGACCCAATTGCTATCGCGGCTGCAATTCGCGAGGCGCAACGGGAATTCCCAGACCTCAATTTGACAGCAGGTGTATTGTCCGGAAGCCCCGTGTTGAGGGAGTTGGAAGCGAGTTTTGTTCATCAAAGTGGCCAATTTGGGGCGGCGTCGAAGCAAATGGCCGAGGATAGTTTGCAGGTGCTCAGAAATATGATCCATATTTTTGAGCAAGTAGGTGATCCACGGTCGCTCCGTCTGGCAGCAGAGTTGCGCCAGGAGCATCTCACTACCCTTCTTCATGCCCGTATTCTAAGGGGCGAAAATGAGGCTTTGGAAAAGGCTGCCTTGATAGACCCGAATCGTGCTGGGTCTCGCGCGCAGTTTGGCGTCGAGGTTGGTGAGATTATGGAAGAGGTTATAAGCGTCCTGCGTAAGTCTGAGCGTGAGTTGTGGGATAAGGTTAACAAGGCAGTTCCTGGTAGCGCCCTTAATATCGTTACGACATACGATTATTTGAGCGCGAACCGGCTTATCGAGGAAAGCTTACCGGGGGTTGTGGAAGCCTTTGTCAAGCGAATCACCGCGACCCAAAATTTTGGCACAACGTCTGGAGAGCTTTTGATATTTCGGTCAAGAATGTTAGCTCTTTCGCGCGAAGCCGCGGGCCGAGGGGACTGGTCTGATGCCCACATATATGGCGAACTCGCGGAATCGGCGTTGGATGATTTAGGCTCCTTGGGAGCTGGCTTGAAACCCACCTCCAAAAATCGTGCCCTTGTGGAAGCTAATGAAGCGGATATGCGTGCCGCCCGAATGTATTCGCGTGAATTGAATGAGGCTTTTACCCGCACTTTCGCTGGCAGAACCCTGCAAGTAGCCTCAACCGGCGCACGTCGTATTCCACCAGAAATGATTGGGGTCCGCGCTTTTTCGACGGGGAAAGAGCTTGGGGAGTTGCACTTGCGCCAATTGGGGGATGTTGCGAGGCACGCTTCAACAGAACACTTATCGCGAATGCTAGACCTTCAAGAGAGGATCATCCGCAATGCGGCTGGGGCGGTGATTGATCCATTGAGTAATCAGGTAATCCCCCGTCGCCTGGCGAAATTCTTGAATGACAATGAGGTATTGCTAGATAGATTCCCAGAAATCAGGAGTGCGTTGGAAAATGCTCAAGAAGCGAACTCCCTCTTAACGGCCACAAGGAGCCGCGCCACCCTCCTTCAAAAACAGGTCGATAACAAATCGGCCTTTGCAAGTATATTGGATTTTGAAGACCCTGCCATGGTCCTTAAAAATATTTTTGAGGGTCAGTTCCCCGCTAGGGACTTCACCGCGATGGTGAAATTTGCACGCCGTTCTAGCCCTGACGCCATGAAAGGCTTGGAAGCGACAATCTATTCATATGCTTATGATAGAGCCCTCAAAGAAACCGGCCAATTTAGCTTCGTAGCTTATCGCAATGTATTTGAAAAGCCATTGACACCAAATGGGCCTGCTCTCAAGGATTTGTTACTCAATGATGGAATCATATCCAAGAGACACTACGACCGTTTGACTAAAATTCTCAACAGGGCAACAAGTATCGAAAAGAACATGAAAGGGGCACGCGACCTTGGACATGAAAGACTCCAATTTGGGTTGACCTCTTATCTTCAAGATTTTGTGCTTAAAATCACTGGCGTGCAATTCGCCCATCGTGTGTATGCAGGTATCCCTGGCGCCGGACCAAATTCATTGATCGTTGCCTCTGCCGGTTCCAGCTTAATGAGACAAGTATTAGATAAGATACCAAAGGCAAACACTCGGTCAATTTTGATGGATCTTGCATCAGACCCTAAGCTTATGGCTATTCTTCTCGAAAAGGGGGTAACGCGATCCGCCCAAATTAAAATGGCCCGGAAACTCAATGCTTGGCTAATCGCAAGTGGCATCACTACATTGGATAGGCCAGAGCGCCCGCCACCATCACCAGGGACGACTGGCAATGAGTTTTCTGCGCTATTGTCAGGGCCAGATGATACTCCACCAGACTTCGACCTTGGCCGAAGTGAGGAAGAAATCGGTCAAATTTTTGACCCATCCGAAGAACAATATCAAGCGTTGTTCCAGCCTCAACCGGAAGACCAGCCTCCTCAACCGGAAGACCAGCCTCCTCAACCGGAAGACCAGCCTCTTCAACCGGAAGATATAGCGCCTCCATTACAATAGGACATTGATATGACTCTCGCATCTGCGACCACGAAAGTCAGCTACGCTGGCAATGGGTCAACGGCTTCGTTCAGCGTCACGTTTGTCTATTGGGATAATACGGACATCGAGGTCATCCTTCGGAGTAGCGCTGGAGTTGAAACGACCTGGGTGCTGAATACGCAGTACACCTTGTCAGGTGGGGCCGGCTCGACCGGCACTCTCACTGTCGATACATCCCCAACGGATTACACTCCTGCTTCGGGCGAGACCTTGGTCATCAGGAGCAAGCGTGCCGACACCCAGGGCACGGCACTTCCGCTAGGTGGAGCATTCCCCTCGACAAACGTTGAGCAGGCAATTGATCAGATCGTGCGGATGGTTCAGCAAAAGGAGGAGTTTCTTGGCCGGGCTCTCTCCGTTCCCAAGACCGACACGGCGACAGACTTGGAATTGCCCATCGACAGCGAGAGGGCATCGAAGTTCGCGGCTTTCGATGCCTCGGGTAACATCATCGCATCCACTGGGCCTACGGGAGACAGCACGATTCCAGTGACGAGCTATATCGAGACCTTGTTGGATGATTCCAATTCCGGGGCCGCTCTTACGACCCTCTTGGCCGCAGGTACGGCCATCGTCAATACCTTCTCTGCGACACAGAGATGGGCCAAGGGTGGAGACCTTTCAAGCGCCTCGCCGTTGGTGCTGGACACGGACGGCAACTACTTTGATGTGACTGGGACGACTGGCTTTTCGGCTATTACGGTTGCGGCTGGGACGTTCTTTATGCTCCAGTTCGATGGCGTGCTTACCCTGACGCATGGGTCTACGCTCGATTTGCCAGGAGAAGCCAACATTATCACGGCTGCTGGCGACCGCCTCATTGGCTTCGCTGAAGCTGCGAACACGGTCCAGGTGGTGTCTTACTTCACAGCGGCCAACCCACCTGGACGGGGTGCTGTGACGGCTCAGAAGCCCATTACGGTAGCATCGTCAGCATTGGCGACCGCCTCTACGACTGTGGCCACGGATGATAGCATTCCGCAAAAGACGGAGGGCGACGAAGTCTTCACCGCGGCCATTACGCCCAAGGCTACGGCGAACCGGCTCGTCATCGACGTGCATATACTGTGCAGTACGTCAGCGGCTGGGCGGGGTATCGTGGCCGCGCTGTTCCAGGATACGACGGCGGACGCGCTTGCGGCCACTGGGCAAACGTCGAGGGCTGCGGATCAAATGGAAGACCTCTCGTTCCAACATGAGATGGCTGCGGGTACGACGAGCGCCACGACTTTCAAAGTCAGAGTCGGGAATAATAGTGGGTCGATGTTTATCAATGGCATTAGCACCGGCCCGGCTCGTGTATTTGGTGGCATCGCCTCATCCCGCATGACAATCACGGAATATTGGGCCTAAATCCACAACAGGAGGTTCCCATGCACAGCAAGATGTTCGCCGCGTTGTTGGTTCTGTTTTTAGCCTCATTGGCAACACCGGCAACACCGGCAACCAACCCTCCGCCGGGCATCGAGCAGATGCATGAGGAGATGCTTTTCAGTGTAGCCTTGATTCGGACTGGACGGGGGAGCGGCTCCGGAACGGTTATTTATTCGGACGAGATCGAGGGTCAGTGGGAGACCTATATACTCACCAATTATCATGTCATATCCAGTGCCATACGCCGACAGACCATTTGTTGCGATGAGAATGGAGAGAAATACGACGTGGAGAGACGGTCTCCCGTCGATGTGCTCTTTTTCGAATACAACCAGTTGAGCCGGCCGATAGGGAATCGAGGGAAGCGGGCTACGATCATGGTGTTCGATCAGCTCGCTGATCTGGCGTTGCTTCGTCTTAGCGACCGCGAGAACGGGGTTCCTTTCGTTGCTCGGATGCATGATCCCGATGATCCTCTTTACATGTTCGAGCAAGTTTGGGCCGTGGGCGCCGGGCTCGGGGAGCCCCCGTTTGCAACGACGGGACTACTGTCGAGGATTGATCGCGAGATTGACGGATTCTCTTACATCGCCAGTAGTTCTCCGATTATTTATGGCTCGTCTGGTGGGGCGCTTTTCAGACACCGGGTGGGCATCGCCGATGCCGGACATTATGAAATTATCGGCGTGACGAGCATTGCACGGGCCGCTGGCTGGCAACTCGTGGAGCATATAAATTTCTCCATACCTATGGCTACGATCTGGGGATTCCTCCGGGCTCAGTGCTTTGGGTTTATCGTTGGCGATGAAGTGGAGCAACCAGTGTGTCTCCAGGGCGATGAGAAATGAAACCTTCTCCGGTTCTTGGTGGGCTCATGGCGATGGTTGCTGTCGTCATTGGTGGATTGGTCTGGGTGATCGATGTCAAGCATAATGCCAGTCAAGCACGCGACGATATTAGGCAACATAGCCAGCTTGTGGGACACACTGATACCATGGTTGGCATCGCCGAGATCAATAGCTCCATCGTGGCACTCACCGAGAGTCTGGAAAAACTCTATGAGAGCCAGACTCGCATGGAAGCCCGCATATATGATATCCAACTTCTAATGCGCTTTGATGGCCAAGGCCCCCGGAGTGAACTCGTAGAACCTGCCAACTAGGAGAGATGACATGATGTACTGGATACAAGATCGCTTGAAAGAGCGGAGCACATGGCTTGGGATCGTGAGCTTTCTGACAGCCGCTGGTGTGACGTTTGGCCCCGACCAAGCGGAGGTGATCGTCTCCGCCGGTCTGGCAGTCGCGGGGGTGGTGGCCGCGTTCACAAGAGATTGATCTTATGATACGCCGGGAACATCGACGCTTCACTGGCGCGCCAAAACGGGATACGGAATGGAACACCGACTTGAGTGATGGTTGCACTCTTGTACCAGATCGGAAAGATATGGTGCATTGCTGTGTCGAACACGACAGGCGTTATTGGCTGCGTGAAGGATCGCGGTCAGATGCCGACGCGGCTTATCGCACATGTATCATTGAGGCGGGCCGGCCTGTACTCGCTCGGGTCCATTGGTTTGGCGTGAGGATATTTGGATGGCTGTTTTGGAATACGTGACCAAAATGTCTGGATTCCCACGTTCAAGCCGTGTCTTGGCCCTGCTCCTTTTGGTCGCGGGTTGCTCCTTCAATCCCCACGACAACGCTCAAACCCGCGCTGGGATCACAGATGTGCAGATACAATTCTGCTCAGTTGGCCCGGTCGAGGCACCCACAGCATACGTGCCATGTTTGATCAGCTACATGGATGGCAAAGAGCGCACAGACGTGAAGCTCTCGGCCGATCTTGGGAAGGGGCTGATCGAGTATAAAGCTGGTGGCTCGCTCGCCTTTGATGGTCAAGCGTTGCGCGCCGCGGTCGAGAAGGCGATGCTGGATGCCCAGGTCAATGTGACTGGGGAAGTGGTCGATGCCATCACGACGGCAGTGATCAAGAGTATCAAACCACTTTAGTCTGGATCATCCTCGCTGTTCCGCCATCATGCCTATATCCTGGCGATAAGTTTCTTCAAGCGCGTGCCAGCGCTCCGCAGCAATCGTGTCAGTATCAAGCTCGATCCGACTATCGACGTGGCAGATTTTTCGCACAATATTGGCCACATCGCACTCACCAGGGTGTCGGGCCAACAGCCAATGCGCGAAAACAGCATCTCTACAGAGGATGCCGGCTTGCTTGCTCGATTTGATCTCACACCAATGTTGGTTAGTCATGTGCGATTGAACCTCAAAATGGGACTTCATCGCCAAGATACGTTTCCATATCTTGCCCTCCCTCCTCGCCACCACTCTCTTTGCGAGAATTGAGCATGGTGAGTTGGCTGCGGAAGCGTTGCAACACCACCTCAGTCGAATAGCGGTCTTGGCCCGATTGGTCCTGCCACTTGCGGGTTTGGAGTTGGCCCTCAAGATAAACCTTGGAGCCCTTTGAAAGGTATTTTGACGCCACCTCCACAAGTTTCTCGTCGAAGATCACCACCCGGTGCCATTCGGTGCGCTCGCGCTGCTCACCCGTTTCTCTATCCTTCCAGCGCTCAGAGGTGGCGACAGAGAGGTTCGCAAGTTCGCTGCCATTTGGCATGGACCGCAACTCAGGGTCACGCCCCAAGTTTCCAATAAGAATGACCTTGTTGACGCTACCCGACATTTGGATTCTCCAGATATATTTTGCGGTAGTCCTTCGCGTATGTGAGAGCGTCGAGGTCTTCTTTGGATAGCGCCTGCATGTGCTGTTGGTTCATTTTCCACCAGTCAGTTAACTTATCAAGGCTATCTACGTTTTGGACGATAGTGATTGAATTTTTGAGCCATTCTTCAGTGGGGCCTGTGGCTGAGGAACTCTCGTCTTTTTCTTGCTCGCTATTCTCGTTCTTTGGTGGCGTGGCCCGCTTGGCCATTACCTTCTTGCCCGCGGCAGTTCCTACGATGCTGGCGGCGTTCCCATCGTCATCCTCATCTGCTGGTGCTATGCCTGTGATAGCAAGCAAATTATACCGACGCAAATAAGTGATGCAAGAACCAACGCCTTGAGCGTCGGGCTTGCTAGGGATTACAGCAGGACCAGCAAATTCTATTATCTCACCTGACTCATGCATAAGTATGGTCTCTACTGAAACGGCTCCATTTTCGCCCGTGTGTGGTGTTTGAATGATCGCGATCCCAACGTTGTTAAATGCGGGGTACACGGCATCTCTCACAACTGCGAGAGAAGCGTAACGTGATTTGAAGTGTGGATTTGCGGCGTCCTTCGCTACGTTGGACACAGTAGTCTGGGCTTTTACTAACGCGGTCGCAAATTCAGGCGTCATTCTTCATCTCCTTGATTCTCAATGCGCCGTTCTTGGCGCGATTAACTTGCAGTCCATGCCCATGAGCATGTTTCACATCGGCTTCGATCAAGCCCTTCAATTCCTTCTCGTGCGCCTTGTGCGCCCCGAAAGCCTCGTTCGTTTCCAGCCACCCGACAGCGCTGTTGGCCCATGTGTTGTTTCCGGTCATATCCTCAACCCTCATATCATCGAGCGCGATCTCCACTGGCTCGGCCGGCATATCAGGTGGAGGGGTATCGTCTATGACATGTGCCCAGAACTCGCCGCAACGAGCTTCCAACAGGTCGATAGCCTCGTTATCGCGCTCAATCTCAAACCGTTCCCACGTCGTCGTTCCGAATATAACCGATAGGTAGACGTGGTTTGCACCGGCACATGACATTTGGTGCTGGCATTGGTGATAATAACGGGATACCACCGTTTCAGGCTTGCTGAATTGATGAACGTGTTTGCACTCTACGATATCAGGGGGTGGTCCTGTCTCCTCCACCTCGAAATCCGTCTCGGCCGACATGAACTCGAAGTCTGGGTGCTGGACCCGGCGGCCAGCAATTAAGGTTACGCCACAACGACGCTGGTATATCCAGCCATTAAGGTCTTCTGTGACCTTACCCATGAGTACGGGTATTACATCGATCAAATCCTTGGGCTCACGACGCCCGGTCTTCTCCTCCCAAAGGTCGAACCACTCGCCCGCCATAATTTTACCGGCATCGGACGAACCTACACCTTTGCCACGCTCCGCATGCCAGGACGCGGGCTTGTGGATGATCGCTTCAACAGAAGCAATGGTCATGGCTGATCACACTCTATCATCGGTCATCTCCCATGCGTAAATTTCGATATGCCTCACGCTCACCTTCGTCTTGTTCGGTCGCGAGCCTCGCAAGCTCCTCATCGCTTGTGCCGGCGAGCAACAGCGCCGCGAATGGTTGGGGCGCAGATACCCATTTCCCATCTATTTCCACTTCAACGCCTATCACATCAATTTCCGGACCCCAATAAGTATGGCGATTTTCAGGTGGGCCATAAGGTTGGGCTGGCTCGCCATGCTGGCAATCGTAGTGGATGCGAATCTCGATCTCAGGGCAGGCGTAATGAATATAGCGGCCACTGCTCATCACTCACCTCACGTCATGCTTGTGTCTTCGGATCATCGTTTAACCCCCCCCACGCTGTCTTCCTCAAGTTCTTTCAGGGTTTTTCCTAACGCAGCCGTGTTTATATAGTCCTTAATATTTTCCATATGTTCCTCGTCTATTGCCCCAATATTAATTTCATTTGTATTTACATGGTGCCATCCAGGAACTGTTATTCTTATTTTGTAACCATTCCAATTAAATTCTTGTACCCCCCGAAAATGTGTGCGAACAACACTTCCCGTTTTCCTCGTATGTGTCCTCACTATGTGAAATATTCTTTTCTTCTTGCCGCTTGGGCCTACAGATAAATCTCGGTCTTTAAAAAAATACGGTGTCCGTAAAATATTAACGCTAAATACAGCGGCCATCCGACCCTTGGCCGCTTTCACCTTTATCATAGCCTCGGCTGCGGCTATTTGAGTATTCGCAGTTTGGATAAAGAGTGACGTTAGAAATAGCTGCACGTCTATGGTGTTCTGCTTAGCCCATTCTTTAAAAAAATCGTGGATGCCCCATTCCCTTTGTGGCACAGTAAATGTAGAGCCTCTGTCTCTACCCTTTGTTGCCCGGATCGTGATACTTTTGTTAAAAAGAACTTTTAGTAGACGGACATCTCCGCTGGGAGAAATATTTATGGCGAATTCAGTCGGCGCGCCATTGAAGCGAGCTTTTATTGATGCCCTATCGGGATGCAATGTGTCCCAGTACACGGTGCAAACATAAATATCGCCACTACTGATTGGCTGCACGGAAACTGGCGCTTTAGACGGATTGAATTTATGAAAATAGATTGCAAAAGGAACGAGGCGTTTCCTCTCTTTGTCTATCTTGGCCGCTTCCGATCTACTGCCATACAGCACCATTCCAAATGATGGGCGAAGTTCAAGCCACCGTGGTTCCAGAGCCTCTCTGCTATACTCTTCATTTCTCTCCGGTAATATATGCGCGCCGATCTGTGAGTATAGGTTATATGCGCTTTTATCGCCACGCTTCATACGCTTCAGGATGATAAAATACCTGTCGAGTTGATCTAGTATAGTGTCGCGGAAATAAAATTCCCCGTACTCGTCAGGTTCTGTGGCCTGTGCAACCTTGGAGTCAGGTTTTGTGGCCTGTGCAACCTTGGAGATTGCCCTGCCGGTTGGAGGTTTGAAATAGGCTATTATTAGCAGCCAAAATTTTCTGAGGCTCTGCATTACATTTCTCTCAACATTCGCTCTCATATCTCGTTCCCAAATCTTTCACCTCAACCATTCTCGTGCCTCCTCTCCCAAAATGGTGTCAGCAATCTTAATTTTGCTCCGAAGTGTCAAGCGGCCTGGGACATAGACGCTCCTGCCTCGCTCCAGGTGATGCTCTCGACTTGGAAACGGCCATAGTAGCCGTTGTTACGCGGGCGGAAACGCCCGATGCCGATAAAGCTGCCAGCGTTCTCCAGATGATAACGGAACACGTCCTCTGTCACGGTCTCGTCGAGAACAAAGAAAACGACCTCGGCCTTCCACTCCCGAATGACCGGATAGCAGCGCATAACTCTCGTTCCCGATCCGCGCTTGCCATCCGCGTTCACGAATAACCATTCGCCTTCGACATCGTCAACTTTCAGGTCCAGGACAGGGCCGTTCATGACTAACACGCCAGCCTCGAAGTGCTTCGTGTAAGTGTTGTTTCGCTTGCCAGGAATCTTCACGGATAGATACCGGGCGGCCTCGGCGATGCAGTTTTTGAACGCCATTGGCGGAATGAACACTTGTCCATCAACCGTGCCGTGACAGCGCTCGCGCCAACAACGCTTCTCGAAGTCACCGGCTGACTCTTTGTCATCACGTTCGGACTGTATGAATTTGGACTGGCTGTAGGGGCTGAGAGAACGGATTTGGCATGTCGCGGTCTTCATCTTGTTTCTCCTCGGTTAGAGTTGCGGGGTGGTGCGTTGCGTTGCGAGGCGGGGCGATGCGTCGCGTGGCGTTGCGGAGCGATGCGTCGCGATGCGGGGCGTTGGAAGAAACATATAGATTGCGTTGCGTTGCGAAGCGCGGCGAGGCGGTGCGTCGCGCGGTGGGGCGATGCGTCGCGCGGTGAGGCGGAGCGTTGCGTCGCGCGGCGTGGCGTCGGGATAAAGGTGTAAAATACGTTGCGTTGCGAGGCGTGGCGTTGCGGCGCGGCGCGATGCGCGGCGGAGCGAGGCGACGCGCAGCGTCGAGTCGCGATGCGTCGGGGTAAATGTGTAAAAATACGTTGCGTTGCGTCGCGATGCGAGGCGTGGCGTGGCGATGCGTTGCGTCGCGGTGCGATGCGATGCGATGCGCCGGGGTAAAGGTGCAAAAGATACGTTGCGTTGCGCGGCGTCATGTTGAGCGGCGAGGCGATACGCGGCGTCGCGATGTGGTGTGGTGCGGGGCGGGGCGATGCGTCGCGTGGCGTTGCGGAGCGGCGCGCGGCGTTGTGCGGCGTTGCGAGGCGTCGGGGTAAATGTGTAAAATACGTTGCGTGGCATTGCGTTGCGTAGCGGCGCGTTGCGAAGCGGAGCGAGGCGAGGCGCAGCGTCGCGCAGTGCGGCGTTGCGGCGCGGAGCGAGGCGATGCGTCGGGATAAACATATACGTTGCGTTGCGAGGCGTGGCGTTGCGAGGCGACGCGGTGCGATGCGCGGCGATGCGTTGCGGTGGTACATTACTTGAAGGCCTCTAGCGTCTTTATCAGCGGCAGTTGCTGGTGAGCTTGCTGCACACGGCCTTCAAGTTTCTTCACCGAATGGGCCTTCGTAATCGTGGAGAGCGCGCCGAAGAGGCTCATGTAGGTGTTATGCTGGACTTTCGCCTCAGCCGGCAGATCATCAAAATTGACAACGCACGCGAGACGCTTGGCTGCTCGCCGCGAACT